TTAGGGAACTTGACATTTGCTACATAGTTTCTACCATCTAAAAACTGAGAGTATTTATAATTAACTGATATATCTGAAACAGCCTCCAATGCAGGTGAAATACCATCATTTAAAGCATGGTCATGAAATAATATATCATATCTGTCATTGTCTTGATCTCTCCATAAATAGTTTTTACCTAAATGCATTTCAACAGCAGAATCAGTATATCCTATGTCTGTAACAAATTGAACTGCTTTATCTGTGTTAGCTTTTACTGCTGAGAATGTTCTATTTGATGTGTAAGTCCCTACATCTTTATACAAATAAACCATATTACCTTTTTTACCATCAGTTCTATCTAAAGATAAAGAAGGTGAAACAAGTGTATCAGCACCACAATATGATTGAGGAATTGATGTTATAGCACTACTTGAAATGACAAAATCATCAATATATATTGTTTTACTTTGTTCCAATTGTATCATAAATGAATCAAATGCAAGACTTTTAGATGTAAATGATCCAGTAAATACTGCCCATTCATTACTGCTATTAGGGACTGTTGATTTTGTATCAGAATCAAGCTGATAATTACTTCCTCCAGGACTATAGCCCTGACCTACTTCAAAATCTGCATCTGATTTATATAAAAAATGATAATAGTATGTATTACCTGCTGTGAAATTATGAGAATGCCAAGCCCTTGTTTCTAAAGTAGTATCTGCTGAAACAATTCTAAATCCACTACCTCTAGGACTATAGTCTGCCCCATGAGTAATAGTTAAATCATTTGAACCAGTTTGTTTTTCCCAAAAAGTAGCATCTTCAGCTCCAGTGCTAGTATTGGTATCAGCAAATAAAATATCACCTATTGTTAATGCACATATCCCATCTCCAAAAGACCTTATAGTTGATCTACCTACAGATAGTTCATGGGTACTTAAATCTGTACCAAGTGTTAAAATGTTTTCAGTATTAGATGCTATTGCTATATAAACACCATCTATTAATATACTTTTCCCAGATAATTCATTAGTTGATAAAGTATTATCAGGTACATAAACATCTAAACCTATATCTCCATCAGTAATCTTTGTTAATGAAGGATCACCATCACCAAGACATGAGGCAGATAGTATTTTATAGTATGGACCACCAGACTCAGTTGCTCTATAGAAATTAAGTCCTGATAGTCTATTGTCAAATGTAGAATCAACATTTTTAAAACTTAATATAGCCTCTATTACACCAGTTGAATCATTGGTAGAGCTTATCTCTGAAGTATCCATTAATATTTCAGATAATAAACCCTCTTGTACACCATCAAATACTGGTGCTACTTTGTAGTAATAAACTTTATTTTGTAAATCTAGATTCCCAAAGGGGTAGTATGATGTACTCTTAGATGAAGGCTCTGCCACTACACTAAATTCAAATCTTGAATCTAAGGCAGGGATTCCTTCTGATATATAAAACCCATCTGTAGGATCTAAGAAATTCCAAAAATGTTTCCTTGTGGATGGATAGTAGTGTAATGTTTGTGGTCTTTTTGTTAAGTCACCAAAGAATCTTAAATAGTCACCATAATTAGCTATCTCTAATCCTGTGCTTGAGCCACTATAGTTAACACCTAAAGATGCAGGGGCTGTTGTTAAATGTAGCTTATCATCAGTTCTTATTACCCAATATGTACTATTAAATGTATAAGTAAGTGTATCTCCATTATCTGCTAAAGTACCTCCTGTTACAGTTAATGTTGTAGCATCTACTGCTGATACTGTAAACTCACCTAAACTAGAAGATGATTGACTGATATTAACTTTTTGATTTACAACAAAACCACTCCAACTTCCTGAACTTGCTGTAAATACTTTAGAAGAAAGACCAGTGCATGATACATTTACTTCAGGAGCTACCCACCTAGTAATTGCTTTAACATTGTCTGAAATAGTTGCCTTATCACCAAATATAGTTCTGGTCTGGAATTTACCAGGAATATGTATATCAATATTCTTGAGTACAGTACAGCCATCATTGCCTATTTGTTCTGAGTCTGCAAAGGTTCTTAAACCTCCATTTAAAGGTATATCTATAATCATCTAGCATTTAATATATTTATTTGAGTAATAGCACTGTCTCTAGCTCTACTTGCTCTATCTACTTTATTGTCCTCATACCATAATATGCTCTCTGCATAGTCTAATAAAATTGGATCAAGGTTAGATCCTAAGTTGTCTAATGTGTCTAGGGTAATTGATGTACCTGTAGACTGATCAGAATTGATTGCACTAACTGTTAATGTGGTGCTTGTAACAGCAGTAACATCAACATATGTATTATTTGCATCTGTTCCTGATCCACTAATAAGTAATTTTTGACCTATTTCAAATCCTGTACTTATAAAATCTATTGATGTATCAGAAGTTGTTATTGCATTACTTGAGGCAGTAAATACAAATGTAGTCTTTGTTTCTTTTATATGCTTATAAGGTAACTTGTAATAGTATACTTTGAATTTTGTGTTATTATTTGCTGTAGATGTAGCATTTACTGGACTTATAAATACTTTATCATCATTTAGATAAGCTACTGGAACTGCTGTGGTTCCTTGAAAGTAACTTGAATCATTGTCAAGAAATGGAATAACATCAATGTATTTATTTACTGCTACTGTGTTACTATACTGCTCACAATAAATATTCTGAATACCATCTCTTAAAGGTCTTAGGTTCCCATTACCAAATACATCACTAAATGACTTAGATGTCTCATTTTCTGCAAATGTAATTGTAGATGTAACAGTCTCTAAGTGAGTTAAATATTTCCACTCTATTAAATTAGCAACAGCATCAGAGGCTTGGTCTAAGGCTTGTTTCTTTTCTACAGCAGTGTAGTTTACCTCAGATGGATCTTCTAATCTGTTACCTAAGTGTGTTAATAATTCTGATGTTTTCATTTAACTCCTAAAACCCTCCCCCTCAAAAAGAGGGAGAGGATATAGTTTATTTGGTTATTATGTGCATTCTGCCCAAGTACCTGCACCATCAGTTGTGATGTACAGCTTACCATTGGTAGTATCAATGCAAAGATCACCCTTTTGACCAGTTGTATGATCAGGTGTACCACCACCTGTATATATTTTATTTGCACCTATCATAGTGTAAATAAAACCACCTGCATCTTCTTGGGTAATTAACCCTGCTGACTTTTTATCAGCACTTGTTTGTGTTATAGCCATTATCTACCTCCTTAATAGCTTGTAGGACCACCAACAAGTACACCTTGCATTCTTGGGTTGGTACAAACTAACTGTCCCATCCAAAAGAATTTGGCTACTCTGGCATCCTGGTTAACTGGTTTCTGAAATGCTTCAAAAGTAAAGTTTCTTTTGCTATGTACTTTAAAGTCCAAGTATTTAGTATTTAAAAATACCATCATACCTGCTGGACAGTGTGAATCCACAACAACACTTGCACCTTTGAATCTAAGGGCTTGGAACCCTGCATCTACTAACTTAGCATCACCATCAAACCTTTTATTAGGTTGTAATGCTGATTCATAAGCATCATAGATCTCTTGAGTTGTTACAATCATATCTGGTGAATCATTGTCAACTGTACAAGCACCATACATTTGTGTCATTTTCTTAACACCTTTTGCTACTGCACCTGTACTGGTTGGAGTAATAAACTCATCCCAAGTTATTGCATCTGTAACTGTACCAGATTCTGTTGCAAATGTACCAATACTAGAATCAAACCAGGTGTATGTATCAGAATTAATACCACCTAATGATCTGTCAATACTAACAATTGAATTATCAACACCACCTACAGAAGTCCAATGACTACTACCAGTTCTATCAATTGTTGTATTTGCTCCTGCATTTTGATTACTAGCAACAGCACCAACCAATGAAGTAATATCATTAGCACCTGGAGCTGAATTAGCAAATAATTGATCTCCAAAAAGGTCTTTAAGAGATTTCTCAGCATTCTTCATTTTACTTTTCAGTAAACTAAGAACTTGTGAGTCACCTGCATTCTTTAATTCCTCTTCTCCTGAAACTGTTACAGTTGCATATGCTTGTTTCCAGTTCCACTCAGCACTAGTAATTGGATCTGATGGAGTTGTACTAAGTACATCATAACCAGAGTAAAATCCCTGTGCATTGGTATTTTTACCATATTCTAATGGAGTTATAATTTTTTTTCCACCATCTAACTTCTCAGCATTTTTTAATAACTTAAAAGTTAAGACATTGGAATTGAAAATATTATCCACCATAACAGGTAAAAACTTGTCTTTTGTAATAGCTGATAAGCTATCATAATTAAGGCTCATTTTTTTCCCTTTACAATTTTAATTATTTTTGAGAGTTGGATTAAACCTTAAATATTTAGGCTAAATATAATTTTACTGAAAATATTTAGCTATATCAGGATTATCCAATGTAATATCCTTATAACCTTTAGGCTTGAATGGTGTTGTGTTTTGTTTAGCACCTATTTCAGACTTATCAATTATCTTTGAATTGGATCTCTCTTTATTTTCTTCCATTTTTTTATAGTGGGATAATCTGTCAGTGAGCTTATCATGACTCCAAAGTTTAAAACCTGTATCCAGATCATTAATTTCATTTTTGTCTACAAATTCTAAAAACTCCATAGAATTTCCATCCTCAAATAGATCTGAATTGTTTTTAACTATATTGTCAAGTTGAGACTCTAACACCTGTACATTCTTTTCAACTTCCAAATTACTCAATCTCTCATCAATCTGATTTAACTGATTATTCTGAGGTTCTTCTTGAGGTTCTTCAGTTTCTTGTTCAAGTGCTTTTTGAAGTTGGAGATTGTTCCATTCTTCAGGGTTATCAAAGAAATAATCTTTAATATATTCCTGTAAGGCAGGATCATTCTCAAACTTTTGAGAGAACTTATTCCACTTTGATAGTTCTTGTGCTTTCTGGGTATTGGATTTCTGCCACTC